CGAAGGAATTAAGGACCAAGATTTGGAGTTTATTGTTGACAGGTGTGTCAAACAAACTCATCAAGGTTTGCGAGTAGACGTACATTTAATGAGAATGTTAGTTTATCTTATGCTGTTTCATGGAGCACTCGGAATGAGTCCTGAAGCAGATGTCATTGTTGCAAATTCAATGTGGACATATAATGTTGTGTTCGCTTGTTGTATCACATGGCTGGTTGTTTTATTCACTATTGGTTTTTATCAGTTGTTTGTATTGCTCTGGATGTTTGTAAGATTTTCGGAGAAGGAGTACACTAGTGGAAAAGCATTTGCCAGTGGTAAATTTGCTGAATTTGAAGGCAGTATAAAACTTTACATGGCAGCCAACACTATTATTAATGGGTTAGGCTCTGTAAGTGCTTTTTGTGGCTTGTTTAAGTCAAATACTGTCTCCCTTAATCCCCTTTCTTGTGCACCACAAGGATTTCGCAAGGATGCGAATAGAGCAGGTATGTTTATGACCGGGCTTTTGTCACTTGCGATTCTTGTCTTAGCCCCAATAATGGGTGCCAAGAAAGTTTTGTCTTATCTTGAACCAATAATAAGTTGTTTGAAGAAGTTGCCTTATGCAACCTGGCTTTGCTCATGGATGAGTAGCTGGTGGGAAGGAGAGGTTAATTTTGATGATCTCCCCCAAGATGACTTTCAGTTTAGAAAACATTCTGAAAATATGGATGGACAAGATGAGGCAAATGATGCTCTTAGAGAACTTCGACGTATGAAGGAAAATATGTCAGAAGGCAGAACAGATGATGAGATCTTTGAAACTGATGAGAGGCAGCAAACGCGATGGATGATTTATTCGAATACGCATGCGCCCGGAGTTTTTAATGTGGTTTGTAAAAAACCAAGATCTACTACATGTTTTGCATTTAAAGATTTAAGAGCAGGTTTTACGGAGTTATGGAAATTACACCCTGGTACGATTTTGTATCTGGCAAAGGTTTACAGAGATGCAAACCATGTTTTAAGTGTTATTGACCCCCGTGAAATTGAAGTGGATGATGCCACTGAGAGTGAAAGCTCTAGTGAGGAGATTGTGATTAAGAAATCGAAGACTCCTCCTATTTTACAGTTAGGCACGTTCACAGGTATCACTCTAACAGAGAAGGAATTGAAGCGATTGGATAAATTAGCTCAAACTTTTCTTCCGGGTTTTGAGGATGAACCAGAGGTTCCGGAAACGGGAATTTTGGATGAACTCAAACCAGTTACTGTGGAGGTTGAAGATCCTATTTTGTTGCGGGAACGAGATTATGATAATCAGTTCACTGCTCATGATACAGAGTGTCGTCGAGAGATTTATGAAGATCCTCCGACTAATCTAGATGGTCTAAGAATACCGCCTCAATGCTATAATGGATATTGTGTTTTTAAGTTTTGGGATAAAACTGTGAAACCATGGGCCTATTGGTGTTGGGATGAAATTAAGTCTACCCCGAAAGAGATAAGAATGTTCTTTCATATGACTCCTACAGAAAATGAGACTATGAATAAGGAAGCTTTAGATGACATCATTAAAGTTGCAGTGGAACCTGTAAAAGGTGAGACCAAAGCGACAGTTGAAGGTGATGGTGCTTTCCCGTTTGTTGATCCTAAGGAGGTTAAAGTGAAATATGAATTTAAGCTTGATGACATTGTAAAATGCCAACAACGAGCCGGTGTGTCACAGGACAGCTGGTGGAATTGGGCATTTATTTCAAGAACTCTTTGGATGCGTCGTAAGATTTTGATAAAAGGATTGATATTTTGTGTATTATTTAATGCAGCATTATCTTCTTTTTCTGTGAAGCCAGAACAAGGCTCATGTTGCGATGACATTGAAGTACCTATTGAACCCATTGTGTTTAGTGCCAATGTGCAGGGAAAAGGTAAGACTAAGAACTCATATCGAGGAGCTGCTCCACGAGGCAAACGTACTGGTAGTAAGAAGAAAGTGTATAATAACATTTCACCAGGCGGATCCGAACAGGATGCCGATGCAGATCCCGAATATGAAGAGCCATTTGATGCTTATGTAGGAGCGTATGAAGATGCCCACGACCCAAGGAAGTATATTCCCCGTCGTTTTCAAGGACAATCAAATGTAGCTTGCCCACCGGCAAGAGCTGGTGAATCGAATTTACGGAATAAGATTAGTAGGTCGAAGCGGCCAATAACGGCGCCTCCCCATGAAATTTTGAAATATGTTGAAGAGATGAAAAAGGTCTATGGACCCGGTAAGAAATTAAAACCGCAATCTTTCAACGTAAGTGATTTATCCGGATCGATTTACAAGTTCTACCGTGTGGAAGGAGAACGTACTACTTACCTGTGTACAGGAACACACATCGGAGCGAAGATGTGGGTAGTATTGCATTCTTTATCGGAGGACATGTCAGTTTCATATCTGGCAGTGAATCATGTCAGAACTATTGTTTTCAAAGCAAGTGACATGAAAGTCTTCGGTGAGCATTTGGCTTACTTTCCTTTTCAAGGAGTTAGATCCGCATTTCCAAACTCAAAGTTGAAGAAACTTGAGGATGCAGCTGTAGTTACAGTTCTTGGATTTGGTCATGGAGAAACAAGCACACCAGATAGTATTACTGGTTTTGCTAGTCCCCTTGGATGGTGTAATGCCCCAACTAGAGATGGTGATTGTACCTCTCCAGTTTTGGATGTTAATGGTTTCGTAGTTGGTTTTTGGACCCACGGAATTGAAAAACATTTGCTCAGTAGTGAAAGTTTTGGTCGTTTTGAACCTGTTACAGAAGAAATGATCCTCATTGCTAAAGATGCACAGCCCGATGTTCATGTAGGGTTGGATTTTCAGTTGCGCCCCCACTCCCCCTAAAATTGGCAGAGAGAAACGCCGAGTTTTGGCGTAGATACCCGGAAAGGTATGTCTTGCCCGGAGGTCACCAAAAATTTTGGTCTAATGCATATTGTTCAGAAATGCATATGAAGTGGTTGAATGATAACTACTTTGAGTTTGTGGGGGGCTGCAAACGTTTTCCCGTCTGTAAGAATCGACGGGGTTTTGATCCACAAGTGAAGATGTTTTATGATAAAGAGAACATCTGTTTTCCAAAGGAATGGGATTTGCCGAAACCAAATTTAACAGCTGCTTATAAGTCGCTGGCTAAGTACGCAAAACCATTTATTAATATGCCACCTGATCAAATTTATTGCTTGAATAAGGCACATGATTGGATGTCAAGGCATTTTGGACCCTATATGCGAGATGCAAATATAGTAACACTTGATGAAGCTATCAGTCGGTTGGACATGAGTTCAACTTGCGGTAGTCCTTTTAATGAGGAATTTAAGACGAAAAGTGATTTGTTTGAGGGTGATCCCCATATCAAACAGTGGTTAGAAGATGATTGGAATCGTCTTGCCACAGATCCAAATTGGACCTGTATCTTTTCCTCCTCGCTTAAAGAAGAGTTGAGGCCAATAGTTAAGATTGAAGAGAATTCTCTTAGAACTTTTGCTGCCGGTGCTGTTGATGCAACGATTCAAGGAAATCGCCTTTTTGTTGATATGAATGAAAAGATGTATGCATCGCACTTAAAAACCTCTTCAGTGATTGGTATGTCACCATTAAAAGGAAATTGGGATTTACTGTATACTAAGTTGAATGTGTTCGGAAAAGGATACGCCTTAGATCAAACCCAATATGATTCTTCACTAAGAGAATTTCTTATGTGGGGTTGTGCAAGTTTTCGATGGAGTTGTTTGAGAGAAGATCTTAAAACACCCGAAAACTGGAACCGACTTCGCACTTATTATAGAAACTTAGTGCATACCCTGATTTTGACTCCGGAAGGAATACTTCTAATGAAGAAAGGAGGAAACCCGTCAGGATCAGTTAATACTGTTACAGATAACACGTTAATCTTGTATTGGATTCTCGCATATGCTTGGATACGAATGGTACCGGCAGAAATGTGTTTCTTGGAGAAATTTGAGGAGCATACTGCAAAGGCATTGCTTGGAGATGATAATACTTGGACTGTTTCAGATTACGCTCACGAGTGGTATAATGGAAGAAGTGTGATAGAAACTTGGAAAGAGTTAGGAATCACCACCACAACGGATACGCTTGAACCGCGACCTGCGAGCGAGCTGGATTTTCTTTCAGCACATACAGTTTTCATGAATGGGAGAGCTGTTCCTTTGTATGATAGGAATAAGTTGATGCAATCACTTTTGTTTGCTCCCCAGGAACATATAACACCAGAAACAACTCTAACACGAGTCTGTTGTCTGTTGCAAATTGGTTGGACTGATTTGCCTTTTCGAAAATATTGTCGAGCCTTGATTGAATTTCTTTTAGAGAGATACGATCGGCTTTTGATGAATGATCAAAGGTGGATTATAGCCAAATGCAACATACAGAGTGATGAATTTTATTATCGCTTGTTTACTGGAGCAGTTTTGCAACCGCAAATGTTCCATCGTCTTTATGATGAAGAAAAGCTTTTGTAAAACGTTTGATGACAATCGCAGAACGACATGGATAATGTCGATGCGAAGTTATTTATCTGATGAAGAGGAGTTGGAGCCTCACATTGGTTTAGGATATCAGGAGCTAGAAGAAAGATTAAACAAGCCTGATATTGAAGAAATTATGTCTTCAAATCAAACGAAAGGAAAGAAAAATTCACGTCGGAGAAACCGGCGACGTGGAGCCCGAAAAGGGTCAGCTACTGGAATGTCAAAAGGGCAACTCATTGCAATGATGGGAGGTCAAGCCCAAGGTGGACTTGGACGCCGTCGACCAAAGCGAAGAGCTGGACGGCGTGGAAGAGCTGGTGGAAAGGGTGGAGGTCGAAGAGGCCCACTTGGAATTGATGGTGTTGGTATTGGACGTGGAGGAGAAATTATAAATTCTCGAACCCACTCTGCTCCGGAGATTCGTGAAGGAGAAGAACTTATAGCTACTGTTCTTGGGTCGGTTGGCTTTGCCACGACTCAATTTAGCATTAATCCCGCGAATGCAACCACATTCCCTTGGCTTTCAAAGATTGCCCAATTGTTTGAACGTTTTGAGTTTGAAATGCTCTCGTTCCATTTTGGACATGATGTTTCTGGGTTCGCCACCCAAGGTCAAACCGGTTTGGTGTATCTCAGTGCTTTGTATGATGCTGCCGCAGCAGCTCCAGGTACTGTTTCCCAAATCGAAGCCACTGATCCTTTCGTGCCTTGTATGCCGAATCAGGATTCGTGTTGCCGACTTGATAAAAAGTCGATGCATCCGTCGAATGAACCCAAGTATTGCCTGCAAGGTAATCCTCCAGGGGCGACAGATATTAAGACCTACAATGTAGGCAGCCTTTTCGTGACAACAACGGG